CATGATTATAATGTAGAAATACTTGACCGCAAATGTTCCCGTCAAAAGGCTCTCGCCAATGTTCGAGTTCACAGCCACTATATACTAGCATATCACCAACATCAAGCAAGACTTTAGTGCCTGCTGGAGCGTTGGGTTTATGTATATTTTTGTATTCATCTATAACAGTATCTTGACCCGTGCCATCTATAAAGATTGGCCAAGGATCACCACCTAAATTAATAGTCGTAGATATTTCACAGCTAGGTCTGTCTTTATGTCTTTTTAATTCGTCACCTTTTTTATAGATTCTAGCGTAAGAGTATGTTGGTATTAATTCTAATCCTGT